GTTCCCGCCGTGGATACATCCCAAGATGCGCCTTTCTTAACTTCACTCCCAAGGGAGATCGTGTAAGCGGAGGGATTTATCAGTGTGATGAACCCTGCCTGTCCAGCGGTTTCGTTGGAGAATTCAAGAGTGTCAGCGGCTCCCGGTGTGTATTGGAAGTTGTTGGCAGTATCTAAATCTAAAGTGCCGTCTGTAACAACAGAAGGAGTACCACGCTGAGTGCCTGCCCATGATTGGTCTACGTCTGTTTTGGCTGTGTCTGCGTCATAGGCTTGTACATCCGTGTCAATGACAAGTCCTAGATTTGTTCTCGCAGATGAGGCACTGGAGGCTCCAGTTCCGCCATGCAACACAGCAACATCAGTGGCCTCCCAAGAACCGGCTGATACCGTACCTACCGTAGCGATACTGGCGTTACCAGTGGTGGCTGATTTCCCGTCTAACTGTGTTTGGGCGTTAGAGGACAGAGTGCCGATGTATTGGAATTCCGTGTCTGAAACAGAACCGTCTGCTAACTTGCTTGCGTCTATACCGGCTGATCCAGATATCCCGGCATTAACAATCTGTTTCCAATCCACGCCATTAGTCGCGCTGGAATCTGCAACTAAAATATAATCATTCGTTCCAACACCAAGTCTGGTTTCAGAATCTACCGTGTTATAGACGAGTAGATCGCCCTTGGTGGTGAGTTTGTCCGTGCCAACAATTGTCACCATCTGCCATTCAGAGGAGGCAGATGAATACTTCATGTACTGATCGTTGGTTGGAGCAGTGGAACTTACGGCAGTGCCTTGGATTCCAGTGACAGTCACAGCACCAGCGTTTGTCATGGTGGCATCGTTAGACAACGAGGCCGCTGTAAAGCCAGTGCCATCACCGATTAGAATTTCTGTGGTTGCTAGGGCTTTATCAGATGGAACACCGGACGAATTAGCATCCCGAACCTTGATGGTGTTAGCCGCCATGTCAGCCAGCTCTGCGTTGGCTACACCGCCATCCTTTATCGTGATGTCGCCGGAGGAATTGGCAAAGTTCGCAGTGTTGAATGTAGCCACACCCTTGTTTGAATCGGAAGCGTCCTCACCTGATACGGTGATCGTGCCAGAGGATTCAGCAACGTCTATACCCTCACCCGCTGCGTAAGTAATTGTGCCGCCGAGTGCTGTGGCGGTGGAGTTAGACCCATCAGAAACTGTGATCGAGGAATTAACAAGTTCCGCGTTCGCTACGCCACCGTCCTTGATCGTAATGTCGCCGGAGGAATTGGCGAAATTGGCGGTGTTGAATGTCGCTATGCCTTTGTTTGAATCAGACGCATCCTCACCAGAGATGGTGTTGGTGGAGATGTCGATACCTTCGCCAGCGGTCAGGACAGAACCAGGATCGACAAAGGTGAATGCCCCAGACCCATCGGTTTTCATCACCTGACCGTCTGTGCCGTCTGCGGTCGGCATGGTCCACCCTGCGGTGAGTGATCCCATGAGTTTGTAAGAGGTAGCCGGGCTGATTGGTAGGACAACCCAGGAGCTGCCATCGTACAGCTTGAGGACATCGTTTGTGGTGTCTACCCAACACAGACCTTGTGCAATGCTGGTGGACGGTGCAGAAGTTCCGGTGTGGATCGCGTTTACAGCCGCGTCTACTGAGGGAAAGGAATTCTTTAAGACCTTTTTTATTAAACGGAGATGATCGTCACCCTGACTTACGTTATCACTCGCAGTCGGGTTCGTATTTACGAGATCGTCTAAGTAAGTTCCAGATTCTAATGACATTAGGGATTACCCGCAGTAGTGACTATTCGCAGAGCGTTACCAGAGTGCCTGTCTCGACTGTCTGCGTTTTGAATGTTTGTGATTGCTTCTTTGTACGCCGCCATCCATAACTGGACGCGAGCATCGTTGGCGAGGAAAGGTTCAGCCTCTAGCAAGGAGGCGTAGAGATATACGTCTGGATTATCGGAGAGCATATCGCTGGTCGTTGCTGAATCGGAAAGCGCGGTGAACTTTTTGTAGTACACGATTTCCACGGTGTAAGCGGAATCCGGTGATGGTCCTAAGAGATAGTTGTCACCGATAATCGTATAAGTCAACGGCTTGCCGGTTGTCGATCCAGCCCACAGCCGGTCCATCATCTCTGGAGTGAGATACTCCAATGGAGTGATGGGGTCTGTGTTGAGCTGCATATTGCGACCCTGTAACCAGCCTGTCGGCAACGCATACGATCTTGTGCCGCCGACTGTGGTGTCAGTGGTGGTTGTCTCCATCTTCCGAATACGCAGCTCGCGGTTATACCGGGCTTCAGCCAATGCGATGAATTCAGGTATCCGAGCTGTTAGGTCATCCCTGTCCAGCCAGTTCGCTACAGCCGTTTGTAATTCCGCGTAAGTTGAAATCGCCATCAGTTCAAATATCCATATCTGGTCGGGTACGAGGGATACATCACGCCTAGCGGGATGCCCTCACCATGAAATTTTGTTAAGGGGGAGCGATCAGGGATGTCAACAAAAATCCCCCTGCCCCTGGCGAACCCAATCAAGTATTCAAGGTTGGGCCGCTGGTAAGAAAACTCAGAAATGTATGAGGGATCACCGGGAGAGGATTCTAGGTCTGCCATATCCACCCCCCAAATCCCAATCCTGTCTGCACCTTCGGTGATGGCGAGTGCCATCAGGTAAGCAATGGAAGAGTTGAAATAATCCTTCCCCAGCTCTGAAATAACACGCTCCACCGGATAGGGGATTGCGTTGGGGATTTCCGAGTAGCGTGATTGCATATACAGCGGTGCAGTGAGGCTCCGTAGCCTATCCAGGTATCCGGGCCTGCGCCTTGCCTCTGGTTTTTTCAGCAATTCCAGCGGGTGAATCTCAAACAGCCGATCAAAATAAGGCCATCTGTCTTCATCCCAGGGTAATCCCCAGACTTCCCAATTCGGATCATCGTATGGAGCGTCATCGTGGGTGGACGGAGCCAAACCCACAATCGCCACATTCACCGTGTCAGCTCAGTCACATATACCGTGGAAGTGCTGGATGCGGTAATCGCCGCGCACTTGTTGGCTTCGCTCACCCGGAAGAAATAGGGCGTGCCTGCCGCGACATAAACATGGGATGTCGTTGCAGTGGGGGCTGTGCCGAATGTGATGAAACAGGCTGCGGTAGCCGTTACCATCACCTCGTTCACCTGAGTTGCGAAAGCGTTGGAAGTCGCCGCGCTGGAGACACTCGCAGAGATGGTCTGCGTTACGCCAGGACGGAACACGTTGGAGTTTACATTTCTCATAATTGCCTCAAAGTTTGGTCGGAGCCACTTTAAAATATTTGTAATCGGGATCGTTAAGGTACGCTGCGAGAATCTTTGGGTCTTTCTGAATCTCCCCGCCAGTTTCCTTTATCCACTTTTCCCATTGCGTAATCGGGATGGACGAGACATGATGCCACTCGCCCCTTTTACCTACCGAGAGCTTGTCTCCGTAATCGTTGAACTTACGTTTGTTGTGATCAAGGATGGGAGTCGCGTTCTGGTGGGTGTTAAAACGAAAGGTGTTATCGGAATCATCAAAGTGCATATCGGTTTGGCGACCGAATTTGTTATCCAAAACGACTTTAGACATATCCGATTTTTCCTACTTTTGGCGCACCGTCAGCCGGGTCATGGTCGATGTAGGCTTTTTTCAGCCAACCAATCGCGTCTGTTGGTTCTTCTGGTTTGGGTGGTGCTTTCGGGGCTTTACCCTTGAGCATTTTCTTTGCTGCTTTTTCAAGTTCTTTCATAAAAAAAGGGGGTGAGTTGCCCCACCCCCTCCTGTTTTTTACGCCTTACAATCGGCCAGGATGCCGGACGCTTTTTCGTTTTTGGAACACAGACCAGCCTCGTACAGAAGCATCTGTTTCGTTGCGTCACCCGTTTTGGCGAGTTCAACAACGGACCAATCCCGCAGAACATTCAGCGAGAAATAATCCATATCCAAGAAGAAAACGTGTTCCGTGGAATCCAGGTTACGATCTGGCACGATCTTGAATGAACCAAAGTCACTACAAATTGTTCAAGTAAGTTCGTTACGCTTACCCCGTCTTTCGACTGCTGTACGTTGCCGCACAGTTCAGACCATATCTTCACCCTTTAACAGGGGTCAGGCGCTTCGGCCCACTTGGGCCTACTCCCTTTCGGGATGGTCGTTACACCTTCCTCTTACGAGGCTTGGCACGGGATTGTCCACATGGGAGTTTCCCCGTTTTCACCTGATTTGCTGCCACCCATTACTGGATGGTGACGCTAGTATTAACGTAAATATCGACCGCGTTTACTGCGGTGACACTGCCGTTGCCTTTTACTTCATTCCGAATCGCGTAACCGGGGCCAGCGTTGGACGAAAGACCCGAGATGGC